GTCGTAAACAACCCATGTTTTTTGGACAACCACTGGGTTTGCAGCGTTATGATTCCTATAAGTATCCTATCTTTGACAAACTGACGCAACAACAACTTGGATATTTCTGGAGACCTGAGGAGGTTTCCCTTCAGAAAGATCGTAGTGATTACCAACAACTTCGTCCCGAACAGAAACATATCTTTACTTCTAATCTGAAGTATCAGATCATGTTAGATTCTGTTCAAGGTCGTGGTCCTGCAATGGCTTTCCAACCTTATTGTTCACTTCCTGAGTTGGAAGCGTGCATGGAAGTTTGGGGATTCATGGAAATGATTCACTCCCGTTCTTATACCTATATTATTAAGAATGTATATTCTGATCCTGGTGAAGTCTTCGATCATATTCTCGATGACGAGAAAATTGTTTCCCGTGCCGCATCTGTAACAGGTGCATACAATGATTTCATTGCTGCTGCACAACAATATGGAAACACCAATGATTGGAAACATGCACAAGAAGAAGCTGGCTATTTCAGAGACGAACGTCGTGAGTTGAAGCGTAAACTTTATCGAGCTGTTGCTAATGTCAACATTCTGGAGGGTATTAGGTTCTATGTCTCGTTCGCTTGCTCGTTTGCGTTTGGTGAACTCAAGCTTATGGAAGGATCCGCAAAGATTATCTCTCTTATCGCAAGAGACGAAAATCAGCATCTTGTCATTACTCAAAACATCCTCAACAAGTGGAGACAGGGAGATGACCCCGAGATGCAAGAAATTGCGAAGGAAGAAGAACCTGTAATCACCGAGATGTTCCGCAAGTGTGTGGATGAAGAGAAAGCCTGGGCAGAGTACTTGTTCAGAGATGGATCTATGATTGGTCTCAATGACAAACTTCTCAACAACTATGTTGAGTGGATTGCAAATCGTCGTATGAAGGCGATTGGTTTGAAACCGATCTATGACATCCCTGCAAAGAACAATCCACTTCCTTGGACAGAACACTGGATTTCTTCTAAGGGTCTTCAGGTTGCACCACAGGAAACTGAGGTTGAGTCCTATGTTGTTGGTGGTATCAAACAAGACGTGAAGAAAGATACCTTCGCTGGATTCCAACTCTAAATAAAAATACGAACTGATTTGAATTAAACTTCATGGCTACTAAAACTAGTATTCCAAGGGTAGTTTCTGAACAACTACCCGCAAACCCTTTTGCTTTTGAAGTACTTGCACTTGCATCTAAACAAAGAAGTAATGCAAAGAAAGCAGAAGTCCTTAGAACTTACTCCGATCCATCCCTACAGACTCTTCTGATCTGGAACTTTGATGAAACTGTCATCTCTGTTCTACCAGAGGGTCTTGTCCCATATTCTAGTGTTGGACAACAAAACGTTACTCAGGGAACTCTGAGTTCCAATATTGAACGTGCAGTTGGAATGATGGATGAACTGGATTCCAATTCCATTGGATCTCAGGACATGGGTAGAACTTCTATCCGTAAAGAATATACCTACTTTTATAACTTCGTAAAAGGTGGTAATGATAGACTGACTCAGAGAAAGAGAGAGACAATGTTTATCAATATTCTGGAAGGTCTTCATCCACTAGAAGCAGAGATTCTAATGTTGGTGAAAGATAAGAAACTTTCGGACAAGTATAAGATCTCTCAGAAAAACGTTGCAGATGCGTATCCAGAAATTAACTGGGGTAACAGATCCTAAATATCTTTATAAAAGAAAGTAACTTACATCAATGGCATACCAAGGTATTAATACTGGATCGGTTCCTAATGATGGAACTGGTGACACTCTTCAGGCGGGTGCAGTAAAAATAAATGCAAACTTCACTGAAGTTTATGACACCCTTGGTGATTCGGGTGTCATTGGAAACGCAGAACTGAGTCAAGTTTCATGTACTGGAATTATTACTGCATTAAATTTTGTAGGAAATTTAAATGCAAGTAGTTTAAATCAAGGAACTATTCCTGATGGTAGGTTCCCTGCAACGTTGCCTGGTGACTTAAGTGGTAACGCCGCAACTGCAACTCAGTTCTTTGACTCAGTTCTTGTTGGTGGTGTTCCCTTTGATGGTAGTTCTAGTATTAACCTTCCTGGTGTAAACCAAACAGGGGATCAAGACACTTCTGGTAATGCAGGATCTGCGACACAATTACTTACCGCTAGAAATATTGGTGGCGTAGCATTCAATGGAACTTCTGACATTAGTCTTCCTGGTGTAGACCAATCAGGTACTCAAGATACTTCTGGTAATGCTGCGACTGCAACAGTTGCAACCAGGGTAAGTGATACTACTGCACCAGCAACTGCAACAGATACTGGTACTGCAGGAGAAGTACGCTATGATTCTAGCTTCATTTATGTTTGTGTTGCAACAGACACTTGGGTTCGCGCTGCACTTAGTACTTGGACATAATTTTCAACTTTTGTTATGCAAAATTTCGTCAAACATTGTGTAAACAATGGTGGTGTAATTAAACCTCTCGTCATTCCATCAGGAGAAACCAATGGTACGGGTCTCTTCAACCCTACCATTTTTGTTGATGGTGATGGGATTTATGTAAATATACGTCATTGTCAATATACTCTTTATCATTCAGAACTCAATCGGTTTGAACACCAATGGGGACCTCTGTTATATTTGAATCCAGAGAACGATATTACTCTTACAACTACTAACTTCTTTTGCACTTTAGATTCTGATCTAAACATTGATAGAATCCATCGTGTCGATACTTCTAGTTTTGACAGAAACCCTCTTTGGGAATTTGTTGGACTAGAAGATTGTCGTATCGTAAAATGGGATGATAAGTTCTACCTTTCAGGTGTCAGAAGGGATCTCGACAATATTGGAACTGGTAGAATGGAACTATCTGAACTAGATATTTCACCAGATCGTGTAAAGGAAGTATCTAGATTTAGAATCCCTGCACCTGCACCAGATACTTCTTATTGTGAGAAGAACTGGATGCCTATCGTGGATAAACCATTCCACTATGTGAAGTGGAGTAATCCCACCGAAGTCGTTCGTGTAGACACTTCTGAGGTCGTTACTACAACAACTCACCTGGGATCAGAAAGAGACCTATCCCATGACCTTAGAGGCGGGTCTCAGGTTATTCCATTTAAGGATGGGTATCTTGCGATTCAACATGTTACCTATCTCTATAGGACAGAACAACAACGTAAGAACGCAACCTATCGACATCAATTTACGTATTGGGATAAAGACTGGAATGTAATCAAACGTTCTGAGATCTTTGATTTTATGGATGCAAAGATTGAGTTCTCTTGTGGTATGTCTCAGTATGGTGATGACTATCTAATCACATTTGGATTCCAAGATAACGCTGCATATGTTTTGAAAGTTCCTGGGAATGTACTGGAGGATTTTATAAATGATTGACCAAAGATTACAAGAATATATTCAAGATCCTTCCAATCCAGATCTTAATTACAATCTTGCATTAGAATACAAGAAAGTAGGTCAGAGTGCCGCTGCAATCTCATACTTTCTACGTGCTGCAGAGAGAACTAAGAATTTAAACTTCTCTTATGAATGTCTGATTCATATTGGAGAGTGTTTTGATCTTCAGAAGAATCGTGCGAATGCGGTGACGGGTGCATACAAACATGCAATCGCAACTCTTCCACAGAGACCTGAAGCATACTATATGCTTGCAAACTATCAAAACTGGAATCAACAATATCAAGATGCGACATATCTTACAGAAATTGCTCTCAAAATGTGTGATTTCGATTCCGTACCTTTTAGGACTAAGTGTAGGTACCCTGGTCGTTGGGGACTTCTGTATGAAAGGACTATTTCCTATTGGTGGTGGGGTAAGTCTGCCGAATGTAGAGAAGGATTACAAGAACTTGTCGATAACCACTGGGACGAACTAGATGGTTATCATAAAGAAACTGTAGAAGATCGTCTCTGTAGACTTGGATGTGGTCCAGAGTCACAAGCATTTACTTACTATCACAAGAGTAGTCATCAATATCTAAGATACAAGTTCCCTGGATCCGAGAATATTGAAAGAAGTTATTCCCAGGTTTATCAGGACATGTTTATTCTTTCCGTTCTAGATGGAAAGAGAAATGGAACCTTCCTGGAGATCGGTGGTGCAACGCCGTATCATGGAAACAATACTGCACTACTTGAACAAGACTTTGGGTGGACTGGTGTATCCATTGAATATAAACAAGAATTCGTTGACCAATATAAACAGGCGAGACCTACTACAATCTATTGTCTAGACGCACTAGACACAGATTATGACAAGTTTATTGCAGAAAATTTCGAGTCGGATACTATTGACTATCTGCAACTTGACATTGAACCTGCAAGGAATACATATTCTCTACTTCTCAAGATTCCATTCGAGAAGTATAAGTTCCGTGTGATTACATATGAACATGATCACTACGTTGATGTAACCAAAGAATGTCGTAGAAAGTCTAGAGAGTATCTGCAATCTAAGGGATATGTTCTTGCAGTCAGTGATGTATCACCTGATGGAAAGAGTAACTTTGAAGACTGGTGGGTGCATCCAGATCTGGTAGATCCAGAACTTCTGAAGAAGATGCAGAACACCAAGAACTATACAAAGAAAGCAGAAACACACATGTTGTCTCAGGATATTCCCCCAGAACCAGAACCTGAAGATCAACCAGTGTCTTTCAGTGTTGCATCTAAGAATAGTGTATGGATTGTAGACAACTTCTATGATGATCCAGATGCAATCAGAGAGTTTGCTCTGAGTCGTGAGTTTGATGAGGGTGGATTTGGTAGAGGATATATCGGGAGAAGGACTAAACAACAATATCTGTTCCCTGGACTCAAAGAAAGATTTGAGTCAATCATGGGTAAGAAGATCTCTGCATGGGAAGACCATGGTATGAATGGTCGATTCCAAACTGCATGGTCTGGTGAAGCACTTGTATATCATTGCGACTCTCAACGATGGGGTGGTATGTTGTATCTGACTCCAGACGCACCATATCAATGTGGTACTACGATGTATGCAAACAAGAAAACCAGAGCAAGAACTTATTATGACAAGGGATGGGATGATGCATGGATTAATATCCCTGGAGATTGTCATTTAGATGGAACACCATTTGAACCAGTCGATGTACTTGGAAATGTTTATAATCGATTAGTTATTTTCGATGCAAGTTGCATCCATAGTGCATCCGAATATTTTGGTACAGTTATGGAGAATTCTCGGTTGTGGCAAATGTTCTTCTTTGACTAAATACTTCGCCTTGTTCTTTTACTAATGCTTGGTAAATCCAAAGCTGCGGTAGAAGAGAAGGACCATGATGAAGATAAAAGTGAAGTTCTTGGTAATTTGGTGAAAGTTGTCGTACTTATTTGGTCCGCATCTCTTCTCACGTTTAGCTACGTAAGACTTCCAAATGGAAACAAAATCTTAGATTTTGATCCAACCTTCATTGCATCGGTTTTCTCTGGCTCGCTGGCTGCGTTCGGACTTTCTCCTGCTAAGGCAGGTGGAGGAAACGGAAACGGCAAAACCACAGCGAAGAAGGAAGAACCCCCTGTCGTTTCTGCCGTTGAGCCCAAAAAGTAATGCAAAAATTGATTAACGCACTTGCAGTTCTATCATTCTTAGGAACTGCTTCTATCATTGGTGGTGGAGTTTATGTCTACCTCCAGAGGGATGCACTAATTGAAAGTGCTAAGGAAAAGATCACGAATGCTGCAACAGAAGCAATCGCTGGAGCACTTCCTGGAATGTTGGATGCAGCAATGCCCGAACTTCCTAGTGCCACTGGTGGTATCGCTGTTCCTGCTGGTGAAGATAAGGGTGGTTCTGTTCCTGGAATGAGACTTCCCTGAGAATTTGGTGAGAGACGTTAAATAACTACGTCTTTCATTGAGATTCATTATGGCACAATCAGTTTACGAAAAACGTGCTAAGAAAGAAGCAACCCAAACTTTTGCTTGGTATGTATTCTTTCATTCTGTTTGGACTTCTGTATTTAAATTCTTCAGTGAAGATTAATGGCTGAAATTCGTGATATTTCAATTCAATCTATCGAGATTCCAGAAACTCCTAGATTCTTGACGGAACCGCCTATGGCGCTTCCTCCGAGAGTTCCTGTTACCCAACAGATAGGTGTTCCTATTATCGATATGCCAGGTTGTGTTGAAGCACACGAATTAGACAGAGGAAGAAACGATAACCTTAAAGGAGATGATCCTAAAGGTGCTAAAGTCTTTTGTGATGGACAAATACCATCGTTCAATCCAATTGACTACAATGAGGATGAGCTGGAGTTCAATTACGAACCTCCAGTTCCTCCAGTCAACCCACCCAAAGCCCCAGAAATAAAGGCACCAAAAGTTCCTACGGACACAAAAGTTCCAGAGGTAGAGTGCCCATCAGAAGCATTATCATTAAAAGAACCAATCGGATTCATCAAAGGTGACGAGAGGGTCACAGAATACCGATTGGTCGGAAAAGAATGTATTCAGATAAGAGAGAAGTTAGATATACCCACTCAAATTATTGAAAATATACCAAAAGCAGGTGCAGTAACTACTACTGCGGGTATTGCAGTTGTTGCAACTACCTCGGCACTGCTCGCAAAACCTCTTGCTGATCTTTTGTTAAGAGCGGTGAAACCTGTGACGAAGAAGGTACTGAAGAAGGTTGCTGCCTTACGGGGTAAGAAACCCCCAGTCTTGTCTGTAGGGGCCCGCCGAGCTGAGCAGCGTCAGATGAATGATGCTGTGAAGACTCTTCGCTCTGTGTTCCCAAGACGGAAGAAGTAGGTTTAGGAATACTATGTCTATGTTGCGGTACTGAGTTTACATTTTGTACCACGACATCCGCACATACTGCCGCATATGGGCTACGAGGGTGGAAACGTATGCCCTGTTTTAACAATTCGCCACAATTTTTCAATCTCGCGATCTCAAAGTCAAGGCGCTTGTTTGCATGTTGTTGACGCATCAATGCAATGTTTGCTGCTGCAGCCTCTTTACATTGATCTTGTAATTTTTTATCTAATGGTCTAGACCAAGTAGCACTGAAACCAAGGGATAGATTATAGTTATCTTTCTGACCTGTTCTGACTGGACGATAGAATTGTACGGAACCTGGATTATCTAAGATTCCATCTCCTATTTCATTTCCGTTTTCATCGAAGTCGCCTTTTTCATCACTCATATCATATACAGGATCCATATAGTAATCCTCATATGGTTTCATTGCCGATACTGCACCAGTCACATACGGCGTGATGTTGAGAGTCGGCCCCTGACACTGGATTCCTCCGCCGTAGGTATTCGTGATGTATGGACCCTGAAGAACCTGGATAGCCTGGTTGGTCACCGAGCCAGAACTATTAGCAACAGGAGCAGCAGTAGCGGATACACCGCCAATAGTTTCAGACAAAACCTGAGCAGGGGATAAGATTGACGCCGCACTTAAAATTACTGCTGGAAGATACTTGTAGTATCGGTTACGCTTGTAACTGTCGTTTCTCTTTGAATAATTGTATGGTTGCTCAGTCCAGGCCCTGAGTAAGTTTCTGTGAACTGAAATGCTGCGCCTGGTGTTGTCTGTTTGAAATTGGGCGTGCTCGTCGCTCCTGTCCATGTCGAATTCACTCCATTAATAGTTACATTAGATTGTCCAGTTGTGGGACTAATAGTTCCTCCAACTGGTTCCACACCACTACCTGATACTGAATATTGATATCCAGTATTATAATCCATTGAATTAATGGTCTCGGTCACCTTGGATGTAGTTTCAGTGTGGCTCGTCATTGAGCCTTGTGTGAAATTCGGGACTACTGGTACTGAGTACGCAGGTTGAAGTAGTCCGTGAATCACCCCAAGAACCAATCCAAGACCGATTGCTTCTTGTAATCTAGTCATCAGTCGATAATTGTGAGTTCAGTTACAAATTGAGCTGTTACACTAGTACCAGCACCTTGAGATGTTCCTGTGATAGTAAGTGTGTGCTTGTTATCAATTGTACCAAGAGAACCACCACCACTATAGTCACCTGCACTACCTGCGGTATATGCAGTTGAGTTAGTTCCAGTTCCATTATTTGCATCACCTGCAGTAAAAGAATTGCTGAAACTAAAAGCATTACCAGAAGTTGATTGGGTCGCGGTTGGAATTGATCCTCCTGCTGCACCATTAGTTAGGGTTCCAAGACCACCAACATTTAAGTCTGCAGTACCCGTTCCACCAACGTCAGTAACAACTCCACTACCAGACACGGAGTAAGAGTTACCAATTCTGGTAGTAGTTGTTCTTGCTGCGTCTACAGTGTGTTGTAAACTTGATTGGTGTCTAGTAACTAATCCGCCTGCATTGGCTGCGCCTGCTGTCACGAGTAACATACTAAATGCTAAGAGAGTTCTCTTCATTAGAATGCCGAAGTTGAATACAGCCCTATTTAGCAATAATCAAACTACACTTAAAGTGCCTTTCATGCCACTATGGAAAGTACACTGGTATTCATAGGATGCTGGTGCATCCATAGGAATTGTAAACACTTGTGTACCACTCTGTGATCCACTTAGATATGTTCCTACACCAATAGTAGTTCCAGTAAACTGAATACGGAATGGGTGAGATCCTCCAGTGGAGTTCTCAAAGATATATGTAAAACCTCTATGAACGTAGATGGTTGGATCATCACTAGTGTTTAGAAGGCCAGGACCAGCAAATCTATAGTGAGATGCTCCGTTTGCAGTCACATAATACTTAATTGCAAATCCAACGTCAGAACCATCACCAGTAGTAGAATTTGTTCTGAAGTTTGCAGCAGTAGTGACACCAGATACATTCAGTGTCGTTGCTGTTAGGTTTGCAGGAACACTAGCACTAATATTAGTTAGGGCAGAACCATCACCAGAGAACGATGTGGCAGTAAGAACTCCAGTTACAACTGCACCAGTACTTGTAGTTTCAAATTTCTTGGAGTTGTCGTAATAGAGTTCTACTGCTCCGTTTGCAGTTCCTTTGAAAAAGTCCTCACTGCCGGCGCTTTGAAGAAATAAATTTGATCCCTTGATAACGAGATTACCACCAGTGGTTTCTTGGATAATAGTGTTGCCATTACTAGAGTTGTGGAAAATCTCAAGGTCGGAATCAGTACCGAAGATAGCCTTGACATCATCACTAAAGGTCAGGTCACCAGAACTCTTGATGTCGGCAGCATCACTACGGAGGAAGGAAGTGGAATCAATACCATCCAGTAAATCAGCATTAACACCAGTCAGACTTGTTCCTGCACCAGAAAATACCGATGCAGTAATAATACCAGTTGTATTGATATTATCATCAATCGAAGTACTAGCGTTTCCGACAATAATGTCTCCACTGGTTACAGGTAGAGTTACCTCTACGTTTCCACTATAATCTGCGTGTGCTGCTGACTGGAGTCTTGTATAGTGTGAGTCGGATACTTCACAATAGTAATCAATTCTAGCAGGAGTGCCATCATCGACTCGAATCTCAAGTTTGTTAGTTGCAGTACAAACACCAGAAATTGTTGTATTGGTTTGAATTGCAACGTGACTTGCATTGATATACAACTCACCATTACTTTCCAAAGTCGGAGTTCCTGCTGCTCCGACTAAGTTAATATCCTTTACACCAAAAGATTTCTCTGCCATTAGTTTATACTTTTTAGGTATTTATCAAGTGAACTTTATTTCCAGTCCATTGGTGACTGTTAGACCACCTGGACTCTTTAGTCGGATCTCTGGTTTCTGTGGTTCGGATGGAGAACCTGTAGGTGCATCCCAAATGACTACGATATCTGTACCATAGTTATTTGTTCCGTGTGCATCTCTCCAGTTGTCATCAGTTGCAGACCAAGATGTTTGGTCTCCGCCCATGTAAAACTTCGCTGGATTCTGGGGACCACATTGATTTTTCAACCAAGTCTTAATATCACTCCACAACCATGCTCTATTGTATTGAAGTTTGGTAGTGATCCATCCTGCTGCAGTTGGACATGCAGAACTAGTACCACCAAAATCCACATCATATGCAGTAACTGTTAGTCCAGTATATGTTTCTGGATGTTGATAAGTTAGAGCACTAGCTCTTCCATCAGCTGAAAGGGTATCATCTGCTGCAGCATAACAATCAATACTAGAACCTCGGTCACTATAACTAACAATTTTTTCTTTATAATCTGTTGGTCTGTCGCCAACATTACTGCCACCCGTTCCACCACTCTGAATTTGATCATCCAATGCGCCAATATTGATTGCAGGGTAAATGGTATTCGCACCCGTACCTGCTGCACCAATTGCTTGTGGCCAACCTCTTCTGTTCAGAGTATTATAAACAGTATAACCAAATTCTGTATGTGTACATTCTGTTAGTGCAACACCAGGACTACCATTCCAGTAATTATTGTAATCAAGATCTCCTGGATTTACCTGAGTTTGGTTTGAATTACCTGCGGCAATGACGAAGATAACACCTGCATCTACTGCTTCTTTTCCTGCAACAACATAAGAAGCTTCTCTAGGGTGTTCACCCTTCATTCTTCCTGAGTCTCCATAATTACCCACATCAACGAAGAAGGCTGGTTCTGTTGTATAGCTTGTAGCACTAGTACCTCCATCAATATCTGCTGGTCTGTACCAATAATAGTCACCTTCGCTAGAATGTGAACTGCTCCTGTATCCCCAGCTGTGACTTGATAAGGTAGGATTTCTATCTCCATTTTGTTGTCTGCCGTTTGTTTCGGATACCCAACTATAATTTGGTTTATAAAGATGGAATAATTTTAAGACATCAAAACCTGGACCCGCAATACCTGCATCACTACCGCCATATAGATTCATTACCCATTTGTTGCAGTTGTAAGCAACACCATAATTCTTTCCAAATACTTGACTTGCACATTGTGTTCCGTGGTCTGTTCCATTTGTTGCTTTCGCAGTGTTGGAACCATTGCATCTAGCTCTTGTGTATGCAGTGCTAATTCCACTAACGGTGCCAATGGTGGAGAAACCCACAGATCTTTGAGACGAATCAGACCACCAAGATCTTGCTGCAGATTCCAAAGGAACTGTTGTTCCATCCCAACGAGTAGTTAGGAGTGATGGATTTGCATCGAAGAAGTCTGGATCGATATAGTATGGTGCATCAACAATAATATCCAAAACACCACAACAATTTGAACCTTGAGTAGAAATGCCTGCCCAAGTTAGTGCGTTTCCAGTTTTCCAATTAACAGGATTGGTATTACCACAATCAACAAACTCTGGATGTGCAACCCAGAATCCATCATCGCAGATAACTGCATCGACTCCAGTACCATCACCAAGTTGTTCCACATCTCTGACAAAGACATGGTGATCGGAATCACTTATTCCAGTATCTGTTGCATCCCAGGGATTTTCTCTCTGTGTATGTCTATAAATTTGATATCCAGTTCTATTATAGTCACTTGATCCCGCACCAGTTTGGGGTGGTCGCGAGTCTGTGGGTCCAGTATTCCAGGCACGATAATTGATTACGTCTTTTTCAAATCTTTTCTTATATTGTGGAGTTGCGTGTAGTTCACCTGGTTCAGGAGCATAAGTGCCAGGATAAGACTGATAATCAATATGACAATATTCTACTCTCGGGTGATCTTTGAGTGCAGCTGCTTCTTCATCATCGAGGAGATAAGTTCCTCTCGTATCACTATGACTTTTTTCGTCTGCACACTCAATTGAAGATGGTGGGATATTATCTTCCAAAGTCCCATCTTGCATGAGAACTTCATGGACATGTTCCCAATCTTCTTTGGTATAACACCCAATGGTATATAATTTTTTCCCAGTTCCACCTGGGACAGAATCAAGACTGTCTCGGTCCAGTCTATTAGGTCCAGTCTCGTAAACTACCTGTTCTTCAGTAGGTTCAAGACTGGCTCTATCTGTCTCGATCATCAGATTCCTCCTGTATAGTTAATGTTCCATCTAGATGTAATTACACCAGACTGACCCGATTCGGGAGTAAGTCTGACATCAATATTACTTCCAACGACTGCTGCGTCGATAGACAAGATTTGACTTGGTGAGTACATGATTGCAAACTCCTGAGAGTATGCGGTAGTACCATCATGCATAACAAGAAGTTTCTGAACTTGTCTCTGGGTTCCAAGTCCACAAGTGAAGGTATACTCTGCACTTGCATAGTCACTCAATGCGAAACTATGTACAGTGTATGCAACACCTGCGGATCCAGTAGTTGTATTAACACCAGATTGACCTTGTGCAGTAACTGTTACAACTCCTGCAGAGATTTCAGAACATGTGAGACCAATACCGAAGTTGATTGTTCCTGCAGTTCCTCTGGAAACTCCACTATCAGTGACAGTTACACCTGCACCTGCTCCAGTAACACCAGTAAGTCCACCACCATCACCAGAGAATGAAGTCGCAGTTAGAACACCAGTGACAACTGCACCAGAAGTGTTTGCTTGGACTCTTACTGTATCTCCATCATCCTTAATACTTGTTCCTGCACCAACACTGATTCCCGTAAGTGCGGAACCATCGATTGCAGGGAGAGCACCAGTTAATTCAGAAGCGTCTAAACTTGTTAGGTTTGCGCCACTTCCATGGAAAGTACCAGAGAAGTTTGACGCATATAGGTAGTTAGTTCCTGGGTTGAATCTAAGTCCACCATTATCAACCATCAACTTGCTGTAGGAGTTACCTGCACCAGAGTTGTCCATCATGACGACATTGTAATTTACATTGTCATCAATAGATTCTTCAATTCTAATTCCACCATTGAAATTAGATGCGGTAACGATACCAGAACCACCAACTTCAATACCACCTGCGGTCATGGTTACTCCGAACCCTGCACCATTTGCACCAACGTTAAGTTGACCTCTGAAGTTTGATGCGGTTCCGTTACCAAATACGTCAATACCATATTGGAAGTAGACGTTAGTTGTAGAAGTAAAGTAAACGAGGTTTTGATCAAAGAGAACGTATTGACCAGAAGGAGCTCTCATGTATAGAGCACCACTGGTACTCTCAACAATGTTTGAACTGAACTTCAGATCTGCAACAGAAGCAATACCAGAAATTTGAACATCACCTTCGACTGATAGATCTACAGATGGTCTAGTAGAACCAACACCAACTTTTCTTCCTGTGGTGAAGATGCCCGCAAGTGCTCCATCGGAGACTGCCCAAGTTCCACCTGCACCAGGTAGAGATCCACTTGCACCTTGGAGACCCTGGAAACCTGCGCCAGTTTCACCCTGAACACCTTGGAAACCATCTTGACCAAGGATGCCCTGTGTTCCCTGAACACCCTGAATGCCTTGGATACCTTGAATGCCTTGTGCAGCAATATCAGATGCGTCTGCACCTTGAATACCTAAGATACCTTGAGTACCCTGTGCCGCCTGCGTGCCTTGCAGACCCTGAACGCCTTGGGTTCCTTGAACGCCCTGAAGTCCTTGTACACCTTGAGTTCCCTGTACGCCTTGTACACCTTGAACGCCCTGAATACCCTGCGATCCTTGACTGCCAGTATCTCCAGTGGTTCCTTGTACTCCTTGAATTCCCTGGAGGCCTTGAACGCCTTGAATACCCTGCGATCCAGTTGTTCCCTGAAGACCAGTTGCGCCTTGTGGACCTTTGATTAGACCAACATCTGACCAAGTAGTTGCTCCGAATGTCCAAAGACGACCAGTGTCATCTGCGATAACACCATTACCAGCAACAGGTGGATACCAAACGTAACCAGTATCATCTGCAGTCAACGTTGTAGCACCAACACCCTGTGTATTGGATGGGATATTACCGACGATGGTTACTGAGGTTCCGTCTTCACCTTCAGTGCCCTGTACGCCCTGAGGACCCTGTAGTCCTTGTACGCCTTGAACTCCCTGAACGCCTTGGGTACCCTGGATGCCTTGGGTTCCTTGCGATGCCTGGGTGCCTTGGAGACCTTGTACGCCTTGGGTGCCTTGGAATCCGTATGGTCCCTGAGTACCTTGAGATGCCTGGGTGCCTTGAGGTCCCTGAACGCCTTGGAATCCGTATGGACCTTGGGTTCCTGTTGTGCCCTGAGAACCTGTTACAAGTTCTCCATTTGACCAGAACTGGGATGCAGTAATAATACCAGTGGTATTAACGTAGGAATCAGTTGTAAGAGTCTTTGCTACATCTGCTAGGGAGGATACACCTGCGAGAGGAGTGTAGTATGCGAGTCTTGCTGCATCTACGATAGTTGTGATTCCAGTAACTGTTGCGATACCACCTGCAACTGTTACACCAAGATTTTCATTAAAGTCGATCTTGGAGAATTCACCGAGGATTACGTTATCATTTCTTAATTCGATACTTCCGATGCCAGCTGCGACTGTTCCACCGCCACTGACTACTGAAGTTGTTAGGGAGATAAGGACACGACCTGCACCATCGGGATCACCTAATGTGAGTCCGTTACCGAAGTTGAGTTCTTTTGCAACACCTTTTCTAACCGAGTCATCTAGAATCTCAACACCTGCATTGGTTGCAACTACGTTTTCGAGTTGACTACCATCACCGAAGAATTGTGTTGCGGTAATGACACCTGTTGCGGTGATGTTCCTGACTTCAAGTGCTTCTGCGGTTGCTACTCCAGCAACGACTGCACCTGTTGTGTTGATAATCGGATTCCCAGTCAGATTTTCTGCGACTGTTGAAATACCCGCACTATCTACATAACTTTCTAGATCATCTCCATCCCCAAAGGTATCGTAGAGTTCTTGAAAGTTACTATTAATTTTACCCATTGCAGAACGCAATGAATCACCAGTACCATCATTAGCGCTACTGCCTGTATTGATACCCAGTCTAGACATTAAAATTTCCTCAGTGTATCCCTATTTTTATATTTATCGTTTCCCAGAATCGGTTATTTATTATATCAGATGTTGGCAATAATAAATAACAGCATAAAAGTACTTTTTGCCACCGATGGATAAGTTCGACATCATTAAATCCTATTTACTAGACGAAGGTTTCGCGGAAACTGAGGAAGCTGCCATCGGTATGATGGTATCTATGAGTGAGTCTTGGAAAGAAGAAATTCTTGAAGGTTATAAAGAGATTAGTTTTGATAAGCATCAGAGAATGTATGACAGATATAAGA